AGAGCGTAAAAGAATTATTTGAAGCAGGGTTAATAACTGAAGTTACTGTTGAAGCTACTAACAAAGCATATAAAGAATATTTAGCAGACTTTTTCGCTGATTACACAAAGAACCAAGCAAACAGAACTCAAGAAGAAATCAATGAGCAAAGGTTTGAAGCCAGAGCTGCAATGGGATCTGGAGTGAAAATGGTGAATATAATTACTGGCGAAACTTACACAACTTAATTTAACTGGGGGAGAAATTCCCCCACAACTTTAGAAAGGAAGTTCAAATGGGAATGTCAAATTGGATATTAGATTTAGAAGAGAAGTTCTGGGATCATGCTCAAGAGATTATTGGAGATTGTGATTCCTGGGCAGAGTTCTTGATCAAAATGACTAAACATGGTTCATTTAATTGTGTCGCTGATTTAAAAGAATTAAAAATGTTCTGGGATGAATTTTGGACTTAGTATTTTTTATATGGATTTGTGTGTTATTCATAGCTCTTGTGTTTGTTATCGTAGGGTTATGTTTAACACTTGAAGATTAAGAAAGGAAAAATAATGGGAACTGAAAATATTGGTTTGGGAGTAGTTGGTGTAAGCAAATCAATTGAATACAGCACACCATTAAAAATAGTAACCCCTCTCATTGATGAGTTTTCTTTAACAAGAGATGTATGTGCTAGTAAAGAAAACTACAAGTTAGATAATTATTGGACTTTACAGGATGATGCACTTACAAAAACATGGGATGGTAATTGTTGGATGAATCCACCTTTCAATAGGTACTTGGGTAAATGGGTACAAAAGGCACATTCAGAAAGACACAATGGAACAAAGGTGTGTTTATTCCCAGTTAGAGCAAATACTAAATGGTGGGCAAAAGTGTGTGTCGATAGTGAGATTAGATTTATTAATGGAGAAGTGAATTTTAATGATGAACCTAGAGGTCTTTGGGCAGCCATGTGTATTATGATTTTTGGAGAGCAAGCAAGGGTAGGAACTTTCTCTGTCATAAATTATAGGAATAATTAAATGGAGAGTGGAATGAATGATTTTGATGTTGGGAATAAATTAATCAAAGATAAACACATTAAAGAAATGACCATGAAACAATTATCTATTCTCAAAGATAGGCTCAGTGAAGAAATCCATGAACGATTCAAAGATCAATATTGTATTGAACAACTGTATCAAAATGAAGGTTATATCTGTCGGTCTTTGTTTTTTGGAAAAGGTAAAAGAAGAAATAAAGCTTGGCTAGATCAAAATACATGGTATAAAGAAAAAATATAATATTCATATTTCCCTACTGCCTTAACTTAGCCCCACTTTTGTGGGGTTTCTTTTTTTGGTTTTATACGTTATATATAAATAAACAGCTAACCACTGCAAGAAAGGTAAGATATGAAAAAGAAAATCGGTAGACCTAAATTTGAAATCACAGAAGCTATTTGTGCAAAGGCTGAACATCTTGCTTCAAAGGGATTGACTGTCGATCAAATAGCAGCAGTCTTTGGAGTTTCTGACGCAACGATATACGAAAGACAAATTGAAAATCCTGACTTCTCTGACGCATTAAAAAGGGGTCGAGCTTCTGGTATTGTCGATGTAACAAATGCTTTATATGAAAAGGCTACTGTCGATAAAGATAATACAGCTATGATCTTCTGGCTCAAGAATAGAGCAGGTTGGGTTGATAAACAGGAAACAAATACTACTATTGAACAAAGACATATAATAGATTTATCTAGGATTGATAATGAACAACTTGCCCAACTTGAAAGAGTTCTTGAGCAATCTGTCACTGGAACAAGTAAGGGCAGAGAAGTACCGAAGGTCATTGAGGGAGTTCACGAAGGCTAGTTGGAGTTCCATTGAGCCTGGTGTAGACTTTCAAAACAATTGGCATATCGATGCAATCGGTGAACATCTCCAGGCTGTTGTTGAAGGTGATATCAAAAGACTTATTATCAATGTACCACCTCGACATATGAAGTCTATTTCTGTGGCTGTTGTATTACCTGCTTGGACTTGGACCATACAGCCTGACAAAAAATTCTTATATGCTTCTTATGCCAGTTCATTATCCATTAGAGATAGTGTTAAGTGTCGGAGATTACTGGATAGTAGATGGTATCAAACTCATTTTGGTGATGTGTTTAGCCTGACATCTGACCAAAACCAAAAGCAAAGATTTGAAAATAATAAAACTGGTGCTAGAATTGCAACGTCAGTTGATGGTGCTCTGACTGGTGAAGGTGGTGATATAATTGTAGTTGATGATCCACATAACGTCAGAGAAAGCGAATCTGCTACAGTTCGTGAAAGTGTTTTAGACTGGTGGGATCAGGCAATGCAAACCAGATTAAATGATCCAAAGACTGGTGCTTTTATTATAATTATGCAAAGAGTGCATGAAAAAGATTTAACAGGACATATATTAGCGAATCAATATGATGAATGGGATCATTTATGTTTACCTGCTCGATATGAGGTCGGACATCCGACACCGACCAAATCAATCCTTGGTTTCACAGATCCAAGGACCAGAGAAGGTGAATTGTTGTGGGAAGAACGTATTGACAAAAAGACTTTGGATAATATTGAAAAGAGTCTTGGGAGTTACGCATCAGCAGGTCAATTGCAACAAAGACCTATGCCCAAGGGTGGTGGTATCCTAAAAGCTGAGTGGTGGGTTCCTTGGGAGAACTCTAATCTTCCTGACATTGAATATGTTCTACAATCTTGGGATACTGCATTTAGCACCAAAGAAAAAACATCCTATTCTGCCAGAACTACTTGGGGGGTGTTTAGAAAAAATGGTCAGGTTAATGCCATAGTGTTAGACATGTGGTATGATAGAGTTACCTATCCTGAATTAAGAAAGATCGCACAGGAATCTTATTATGACTATGAACCTGATGCTGTACTGATAGAAAAGAAAGCTTCTGGTCAAAGTTTACTGCAAGATTTACGCATGGCAGGAGTTCCTGTTATTGAATATATGCCTGACAGAGACAAGGAAGCTAGAGCACATGCATCATCTGCATTATTGGAAGATGGCAGAATTTGGTATCCTTCAAACAAAAAATGGTGTAAAGACCT